CCGAGGGTATGGCCCTGATTAAGGCCAAGATCGCCGAGATCGAGGGTGCCCCGGCCGCTGGGCCGACTCCGACCCCGGCCCCGACCGGTGCCTCGGCCACCGCGCCGAGCACGGTGGCAGCCCCGGCTCCCGTCGCCCCCGCCAAGTCGTAAGCCAACACACCGGCCGCACCGCTCCCCGCCTCGGGTGACGTGCATCATGGGCCGGTAGGAAAGAGGTCAGCCCTGCGGTCATACGCGGGGCCGATTCTCCGGCGGCTCCCGGACTCTTCCGCGAGCCGCCCGAGAATCGGAGAACCTGATGATGTACCGGCGATTGTTCCTTGCGGCCTTGGCGCTATTAGTGGTCGGTTGCGAGCAGCCGCAAGCCCCGATGCCGCCCGGCCATCCTTGCGAACGACCCGTGATCCTCGTCTTCACGGCGTCCTGGTGCGGCCCGTGCAGGGAGCAGAAGCCGCTGGTGGCCCGGATCGAGGCGGCCGGCGTCGATGTTCGCCTCTACGACGTGGACGAGAACCCGGCGATCGCACGGCAGTACGACATCACGGCGACGCCGACCTACATCTTCTACCTGTGCGGACGAAAGCCGCTTCGCACGCACGACGCCAATGAAGTCCTGGCGATCATCCGCAACGGCTGGGGTTGTCGGTGAGCCGCCGCTGCCGTAACTGCGACGAGCCGAAGCCAGCACCGGCACCGAAGCCTGTGAAGTCGGTTGGCTCCGGTCGTCGCCGAGAACGAAACACGAGGTTGCGCCAGGCCGAACGCCGAAGCAACCAGCGAGCCGCACTTGCCGCTGACCTACGCGAACCTGAGACGCAACCTCATTAAAATATGACGCCGCCCCATGAAGTTTGTGGACGAGTTGCGACAAGCCTTGGGCGAAGGATTAGAGAGCAGGAACCTGCGGTCGTGCAGCCGGTGGTCCGAACACCGGCGGGTGATGGGGGCACCCTTCAACGGTCCTTACAGCTTCGTCCGGCACCCCTGGTGCCGTGAGATTCACGACAGCCACGCCGCATGGACGATTGCGATGAAGGCCGCCCAGTTGGGCGTCACCGAGACGGGGATCAATCGTGCCTTCTTCACGCTTGACCAATCGAAACGAGACGTTCTTTACGTCCTGCCAACAGCGATCAACGCGAGCGACTTTTCCAAGGCCCGCTTCGCCACCGCGCTGAAGCTCAGTCCTTACTTGAAAGACCTGTTCGTCGATACGAACACCGTGGGGCTGAAATCGACCGGCAGGAATGTTCTGTACATCCGTGGGAGCCGTGGCGACAGCAACTTGAAGTCCATCCCCGTGTCCGAGCTTGTCTTGGACGAGATGGACGAAATGGACATTCACGCGGTATGGCTGGCCCTGGAGCGACTGTCGGGCCAGATCGAGAAACACATCCTGGCGATCTCGACGCCGACCGTGCCGAAGTACGGCATCCACAAGCTCTACCTCACCAGCACCCAGGAACATTTTGTCTTTGAGTGTCCGCATTGCAGACGATGGACGGAGTTGGTCTGGCCGGACTGTGTGGAGATCATCGGCGAATCGGTCAATGACCCGCGCTGCAAGGAATCGTTCCTCAAGTGCAAGGAGTGCAAGCACAAGCTGGAGCACGAAGCCAAGCCGGAGTTCCTGGCCGGCGGCAAGTGGCAGGCGACAGAGCCGAACGTCTCGCCAGAAGAATCGCGCGGCTTTTGCATCAACCAACTTTACTCGTCCACGGTAACGCCGGGCGAATTGGTGATCGCCTACCATCGCGGACTCGGCGACGAGGCGGCGAACACGGAGTTCCATTGCAGCAAGCTGGGCGTGCCGTTTATCGGCGAGGGTGCCCAGGTCACGGACGCGATGATCGAAGCCTGCATCAAAGGGCACTCGATCAACGACACCCGGCCGCAGATCGGCGGCGACCGCCTGATAACGATGGGCGTGGACCAGGGCAAGACCGGCTACATTTCCGTCGTGGACTGGCTGTTCGACAGGCACCCCGGCACCGACATCAATGCGGCGGCCATCGGCAAGCTGTTGTGGTTCGGCAAGTTTTCCGGCGAGGAATGGGGCTATCTGGACGAGTTGATGCGGGAGTGGCAGGTCTTGGCCTGCGTCGTGGACGCGGACCCCTTCACCAATGACGCCCGCCGCTTCGCCAAGAAGTTTCACGGCTACGTGTGGCTGACGCGATACCGGCGAGGGCGGACTGCCAAGGAAATCACTCTCAGTGAAGAGGAGACGGGTGCCCCGTTCGCCACGGTAGATAGGACGAACTGGCTCTCGTGTACTCTCGGTCGCTTCAAGAGCAATCCGCCGCGCATCCTGCTGCCACGCGACATTTCGCTGACCTACCGCGAACACATAAAAAACCTGGTTCGCACCTATAAGAAGGATGAAATGGGCAACCTGGCGGCCGAGTACGTGAACACGGGTGCCGACCACTTTGCACATTCGCTCTGCTACGCCGACATCGGCCTGGCGTTGGCACCCATTTCGTCCGGCGGCGAAGACATCGGAAAAGTGACGTAGCTGGCATGAATGAAACCGCACTTCTTACAAAGCGATGTACGAAGTGCGGCGCGGAGAAGGCGTTGGATCAATTCCATTGCCGGCGGAATGGGCGGGCCGGGCGTCACGCACAATGCAAGGAATGTCGCAGCCAGTTTGGAAAATCTCACCGTAACCCGGCAGCCGCCCGAGAGCACCGCCTTCGACGTTACGGACTGGACACAATTGCATTTGATAGGCTCCTCTGTGCCCAAGGTGGGAAATGTGCAATTTGTGGCACGACTGAGTACGGTGCTCGCAAAGGCGTCCGCCATTTCGCAATAGACCATGCTCACCATAGCCGGCTAGTGCGAGGTTTGCTTTGTCGAGCCTGCAACACGGTTCTCGGACTGATGGGCGATGACCCCGAACGGCTTGAGGCGGCGGCTCGTTACCTTCGTGGGTTCAAGAGAGGTTAGGCCATGCCTGACAGCGCAGTCATCAATTTGGTGGACAGTAGACACCCCGGCTATCTCTCGGGGATGACCGATTGGCGCAAGTGGCGATTGACCTACGATGGCGGCGACGAGTTCCGTCAAATCTACCTGGAGAAGTTCTCCGGGCGGGAAGACCAGTTGGAGTTCAACGCCCGATTGCAAGTGACGCCGGTTCCCAGGTTCGCCGGCGCGGCCATCAACGACATCAGGAACGCCATCTACCAGCGGATGAGGGACATCACCCGTAGGGGCGGCAGCAAGGCTTACCAGAACGCCGTCAACGGCCTAAACCTCGGCGTGGACCGTCGCGGGGCGACGATGAACGCCTTCGTCGGCGTGAAGGTCTTGACCGAGTTGCTTGTCATGGGCCGGGTGGGCATCTTCGTCGATGCCCCGTTGGTCCCGCGAACTGCGACCCTCGCCAACACCGGCAACATCGCGCCCTACCTCTATCGGTACGACATCGAAGACATCCTGAGCTGGACCTGCTCGAAGCCAGAAGAGCCGAGCGAGTTCCAAGCGGTCCTGCTGCGGGACACGGTGATGCAGTTCGACCAGAGCTACTTCCTGCCGACCGTGCAGGTGCAGCGGTATCGCTATCTGTGGGTCAACCCGGACACCGGCAAAATCAACTTGCAGTTTTACGACATTCAGGGATCGCCCGTCGATCAATTTGGCCAGCCGGCCGGGGCCGTCGAGTTGGAACTGACCCGCATCCCGTTCGTGATGCTCGACATCGGCAACAGCCTGATTAAGGACGTGTGCGGTCATCAAATCGCACTTCTGAACTTAGGTTCGAGCGACGTGAGCTACGCCCTGCGGAGCAACTTCCCCTTCTACATCGAGCAGAAGGACTTGCGGGCGGTGGGTGCCCACCTGAAGCACGCCGCCACGGCGGACGGCACGGCCACCGCGGGCGGTCAGGGCGCGGCTGAGACGGACATCCAGGTGGGCGCGACCCACGGCCGGTCCTACGACAAGGGAATGAACCCGCCGAGCTTCATCAACCCGTCCGCCGAACCGCTGCGGGCGAGCCTGGACTTGCAGGAACGGCTCAAGGGGGACATCCGCGAATTGGTCAACCTGGCCGTATCGAGCCTGGCGGTGCGGGCCTCGGCCGAGTCGAAGGTGATGGACAACCAGGGTCTTGAAGCGGGCCTGAGTTACATCGGCCTGTTGCTGGAAAGCGCCGAGCGGCAGCTTTGTGAGCACTGGGCCGCTTACGAAGAGCGGGTGGTCTCGAAACGCGAAGTCGCCACGATCAAATACCCGGATCGCTATTCGCTCAAGACTGACGCCGACCGGATCAAGGAGGCGACCGACCTGACGAAGCTGATGAATTCGGTCCCCGGCCGCAAGGTCAAGCGCGAATTGTCCAAAGGGATCGTTCAGGCCCTCTTGGGCGGGAAGGTGAGCGTGGACGACTTGGCGGCGATCAACGAAGAGATCGACAACGCCCATTACACCAACGGCGACCCGCAGACGATCATCCTGGCGGCCCAAGCGGGACTGGTCGGCGAGAAGACGGGTTCCGTGGCCCTGGGCTTCGACGACGACGAGTACCTGGCGGCCCGCACGGACCACGCCGAACGGCTGAAGCTGATTGCCGAGAGCCAAGGCGCGGTCGGCAGCAAGGGCGGCAGCGACCCGGCGGCGCGGGGCATCCCGGACCTGTCCGCCGATCCCAACGCCGGCGCGGAAGAGAAAGCGGCCAGCCGCAACACTGATTTGCAGCCGACAACGGCCTCGCGCGTGCGAGGCGCGGGGAAACCGAAGCTGACCTAGTTCGACACAAGCTGACACAGAGGGTGCGACAATGAACATAGAGCGGACGGCGGTAGCCGAGTTTTGGGTTGGACACGGTGGCGCGGACGCCGTGGCTCGGCCTCTCGTGCAGCGCGGCTATGCACCGGAAAAGGCGCTCAAGGGCGTGCGCGTGCGGGCGGCAACCGCCAACACCACCGTCGTCTATGTTGGCCCGACGGGCGTCACGGTCGAAAGCGGCTATCCGCTTCCGGCCGGCGAAGAGGTTGAGGTCCAGATCGCCGACGTGAGCAAGGTCTACGTCACGGCCAGTCCTGCCGGCAACTCGCAACAGCATATCGTGCTGGCTGGAACGGTCGCCGGTGAGAGCTTCACCCTTTCGCTCAACGGCGTGCCGACCGCTCCGATTTCCACTGGTGCGGCGGCAGCCGATGTGAAGACCACCTTGGAGGGTGTGGTAGGCGCAGGCAATGTCGATGTCAGCGGAGACCCCGGCGGCCCGTACACGGTCGAGTTCAAGGGTGCCTTGGCGAAGACCGACATGGCGCTGATGGGCAGTACCGATGGCGGGATCAACGCGCGGCAGACCGTCGCGGTCACGGGCGGCACGGCCGGCGACAATGTGGTCCTGTCCTATGACGGTCAATCGACTGCCGGGTTGGCTTACGACATCTCCCCGGCCAACTTGCAGATCGCCTTGCGGGCCTTGAGTAACATCAACGGCGCGAATGTCGCCGTGACGGACGGCGACCCGGCAGGCTGGGTGGTCGAGTTTGTCGGCGCATTGGCGAAGACCGATGTGCCGGCCATCACGGGGACGTGCGGGAGAAACGAGAAACAGACCGTCGCGGTCGCGGGCGGCGCGGCTGGCGACAAGTTGGTTCTGACTTATGACGGCCAATCAACTGCCGAATTGGCTTACAACCTTTCCTCGGCCGACTTGCAAACCGCCTTGCGGGCCTTGAGCAGCGTCAACGGCACGAATGTCGCCGTGACGGACGGCGACCCGGCAGGCTGGGTGGTCGAGTTCATCGGCACGTTGGCGATGACCAACGTGCCGGCCATCAGCGGCGTCTGCGGGAAGAACGAGAAGCAGACCGTCGTGGTCACGCTGGCGGCGGTTGGCGACAAGCTGGTCTTGTCCTACGGTGGTCAATCGACTGCCGAGTTGGCCTATGACATTACCTCGGCCGACTTGCAAAGCGCTCTGCGGGCCTTGAGCAGCATCAACGGCGCAAATGTCGCCGTGACGGACGGCGACCCGGCAGGCTGGGTGGTCGAATTCATCGGCAACCTGGCGAAGGCCGACGTGTCGGCGATCAGCGGCGTTTGCGGGAAGAACGAGAAGCAGACCGTCGTGGTCACGGGCGGGGCGGCCGGCGACAAGCTGGTCCTGACCTACAACGGTCAATCGACCGCCGAGTTGGCCTACGACATTGCCTCGGCCGACCTGCAAACTGTCTTGCGGGCCTTAAGTAGCGTCAACGGCGCGAACGCCGTTGTGACGGACGGCGACCCGGCGGGCTGGGTAGTCGAGTTCATCGGCACGCTGGCAAAGAGCAACGTGCCGGCGATCACCGGCGTCTGCGGGAAGAACGAGAAGCAGACCATTACGCTCGATTCCGGCGTTTCGGATGGCACCTTCACACTGACCTACGACGGCCAGACGACCCCTGACCTGGCCTACAACGTTTCTGCGACCGACATGCAGACCGCTCTTCGGGCTCTGAACAGCATCAACGGCGAAAATGTCGCCGTGACGGACGGCAACCCGAGCGGTTGGGTGGTCGAGTTCATCGGCACCTTGGCTCATACCGACGCGAGCGCCATCACGGGGGATGGGACCAATCTCGTCGGCGACGTGAAGACCGTGACGGTTCTGGAAACCGTCAAGGGCAACACCGCCACGGTCAACGTCACCGAGGCGGTGGCGGGTCACTTGGCGACGGTCAACATCACCGAGACGGTCAAGGGCAATCTGGCAACGGTCAACGTCACCGAGACGGTCCAAGGTCACTTGGCGACGGTCAGCGTCACCATGACGCAGCAGGGGGACGCCGGCTTCACGGTCACGGTCACGAAGGTTGCGGATGCCAGCGCTGGCAGCAACTATTCCTGGATCGCGTGCTAGGAGTGGGTAATGGCATTGAACTTCGACTACTACGGCAAGGTCGCAGACGGCGACACGCCGGCCGAGCGGATCGCCGAGGCGACGAGCTACTTTGCCCAGCGGCTCCATGAAACGGCATGGACGGACGCCAGCGAGGCCGACCGGGAGAAGGCGCTGATCGCTGCCCGAGGGATCATCGACGCCTTGAACTTCAAAGGCGTCAAGCACAGCGTTTATACGCTCTGCGGCTCCTCGGACACGACCGGCTTGGCCCTGGATGACATCCAGGCCGCCGAGGCGAGTCAGCCCTTGGAGTTTCCCCGTGGCACGGACACCGAGGTGCCCGAGGCCATCCGCATCGCCGAGTACGAGATCGCCTATGCCCTCTTGGACGGCAAAGACCCCGAACTGGAATTGGAGAATCTGGCCATCAGTGCGATGGGCTACGGCACGGTTAAGACGACTTATGAGCGGGCGCAACTGCCCATCGAGCACATCATCAACATGGTGCCGAGTTCCGTCGCCTGGCGGCTCTTGATGCCGTTCCTGCGAGACTCGGACGCCTTCCATTTGTCACGAATGAGCTAGGCGAGTGTCCTGGCTCCCTTTCACCGGCGATCACTGCCGGGTCGGACGCCGCTGATACCGAATAGGCGGATGCTCTGTGAAATTCCTGTCGGGCGTAAGGAAAAGTTTGCATGTTCACGTCTCTGTACCTGTCCCGTCCGTGGTCCGCTTGTTTCGAGGGTGAAGATGATGCCGCGAAGGCCGCTGCCGACAAGGCCGCTGCCGATGCCGCCGCTTCGGCCGCTTCCGCTGCCGCCGCCGCTGGCAAGACGTTCACCCAGGATGAAGTCAACCGGATCGTCGCCACCGACCGCCGCAAGCTGGAAGACTCACTGAAGAAGACCGAGAAGCAATATCAGGACTTGCTGGCCAGCCAGAGTCTCACCGAGCAGGAGCGGAAGGCCCTGAAAGCGAACCTGGAGATGGTCCAAGGCCAACTGCGCAGCAAGGAAGAGCAGCTTCTGCTGGAAAAGAAGCAGGTGGAAGAGGTCTACGCCGGCAAGTTGCAGGAGTCGGAAAAGAAGGCGTCGTTCTTCGAGACGCTGTACCGCGATTCCACTATCGAGCGGGCGCTACAGGACGCCGCCGTCCGGCACGAGGCGTTCAGCCCCTCGCAGATCGTCACCCAACTGCGTTCGCAGACGAAGATGTTGGAGGAGACGGACTCCAAGACCGGCCGCTTGACCGGCAAGTTCAAGCCGATGGTCGAGATGCTGACGGTCAATCCGACGACCGGCGAGACGGAGACCAAGGCGTACACGCCCGAGGAGGCCGTGAAGAAGATGAAGGACGACCCGGACACTTGGGGCAATATGTTCCGCTCCGGCGTGGTCTCGGGCATTGGATCGGGTTCGGCCACCGGCGGCCTCATGCCGGGTCAAGGCGGCAAGATCGACGTGCGGAAGCTCACGCCCACGCAGTATCGGGAAATCCGGGAGAAGAACCCTGAATTGCTCGGATTGGCCCCCAAGCGCCGCTAGTACCTTTCAGGGGTCGGTGCATGTCGCTCCGGCGGCCGGCTTGTCATGGTGACTCGCCAGCGCCACTGAGCAGAATCAAGCAACCAGCTTTGGAGAACAACGATGAATCGTCTCTACCTCAGCCAGCCCTTCGTGGCTTGCTACGACAACAACCTCGACGCCTACATCCCGGAGTTGTGGGCGCAAGAGGGCCTGGCCATTCTCGAAGAGAACATGGTCATGGCCAACCTCGTTCACCGCGATTTCGAGAACGAGATCGCCAAGTTCGGCGATGTCGTGAACACCCGAAAGCCCGGCGAGTTCAAGATTCGCCGGAAGACGGACGGGACCGTGCTGGCCCAGCAGGACGCCACCGCCACCAACGTGCCGGTGCCCTTGGACCAGTGGTTCTACGAGTCCTTCGTCATTCGTGACGGCGAAGGCAGCAAGTCCTTCCAGGAGTTGAAGGACATCTACCTCCATCCGGCGATGCTCTCCATCGCCCGTGGTGTGGACCGTTGCCTGCTCGGTCGGGTCCACGCCTTCCTGGGCGGCCCGCAGAACCGCATCGGCCGGCTCGGTGCCCTCAGCGCCTTGAACGCGAAGGACTACGTGCTGGACGCCCGCGAGCGTCTGAACGTCAACAAGGCCCCGCTGGACGGCCGCCGGCTGGTCATGGCCCCCACCGCCGAGACCGCGATGCTCAAGACCGAACTGTTCATCGCCGCGCAACAGCGTGGTGACGGCGGCACGGCTTTGGAAACGGCGACCCTGGGCAAAATCCTCGGGTTCGACACCTTCATGTGCCAGAACGTCAACTGCGTGCTGAGCGCCGACACCGAGGCCCTGGCCTTGACCGGCGACCACGCGGCCGGCGACAGCAGCGCCTGCAACGTGACCATCACCGGCACCGTGGGCGAGTACCTGGTCCTGGCCGGCAACGACCAGCCCACGTACATGACCGACGCCACCACCGGCGCAGTCGTGCTCAACGAGCCGCTGAAGTACGCCGTGACGGCGGGTGCGGGCGTGGCTACGCACTACAAGAAGTGCCTGGCCGCCAATGGCTACGCCGCTGGCTGGAGCAAGGCCATCGTCGTGGACACCTACACCGCCGGCAAGGCTCCGCAAGTCGGCCAGTTGGTCGCCTTCGGCACCGGTGGCAGCCGCAAGGTCTACACCGTGATCGAGTCGGAAGACGCCGGTTCGACCTGCTCGCTGTACCTGGATCGGCCGCTGGACGTTGCCATCGTGGACGACGACCCCTGCTTCCCCGGCCCGATGGGTTCGATGAACCTGGCGTTCCACCGGGACGCCCTGGCCCTTGTCACCCGGCCGCTGGCCCTGCCGGACAGTCGGATGGGCGTCATGGCCGCCGTGGTCCCCCACAACGGCATCGGGATGCGCGTGCTGATGCAGTACGACATCAACGCCGGTGGGACCGTAGTGAACTGCGACATCCTCGCGGGTGTGGCGGTTCTCCAACAGGGTTCCTGCGTCCCCATGCTCGGCTAACGGGCGTCCGTCCGTGCGAGTTGCGGTCGCCCGTCCGGGCTTCTTGAAAGGACCCGGACGGGCGGCCTTTCGTCACCCTCAATTGCGCCTCCGGGCGGACTGGGTTGCCTCATGGATTTCCTACTCCTTGCGCAGGCAGGCGACACGTTTGCCGATGGGGTGGCGTTGCTCGCCCTACTCAAGCAGTACGGCCCGCTGGTCCTGGTCATGGCCTTTCTTCTTTGGCAAGGCTGGGTCCGCGAGGGCCGCATGAGCAAGCGGATTGTCAGGCTGGAAGACGAGCAGCGCAGCGTCTTGATGCCCTTGGTGGAGAGGTTATGTGGTCCACCACATAAACGTTCTTCTGTGGCGCAGTCAGTTATGTGGCGTCCAGCACGAGTTGCTCGCGATTTCAGGGATCGGTGCTGTGCTGGACGCCACATAATTTTCGCCCTACAGGCTTCGCAGGAACTCCATGAGTCCGGGATTCTTGCGCCACGGTTTCTTCGGCTTGCCGCCCTTGATCTCGCACTTCACAAGTGCTTTGGCCTTCATTTCCAGATCGACCTCCGCATACACGTTGGTCGTGTTGAGGGATACATGACCCAGCCACGCTCGAATCGTGTTGATGTCCACGCCGGCTCGAAGCAGGTGGGTCGCGGTCGTGTGGCGAATCGTGTGGGGACTTCCACGTTTCTTCGCCAGGGACGGCAGTTTCGCTGCCGTGCGAGCAGCGTGGCGTTCGACCAGCGCATGGACCCCGAATCGCGTCAGCGGTTGCCCACGGCGGTTGAGGAAGACATGCTCCGATGCGGCTCGACC